CTTGCGCTGCGGCCATCTGCTTCATTAAGGCAGCACTCTTTTCATCTTTCTGCACAATTTCACTGACAATATCGACCAAAGCGTCCAGCGAATTCATGCCGGCAGCCTGACGCTTATTCATACTGGCCGTAAAGTCAAAACCCTCTTGGCCGTTAATGTCGATTTTCTTTGCCTTTGTAACAATGTCCTGACTGCTGATTTTCGCCAGCAGGTTGACCAGGTTGTTACCGGCTTCGTCTGTACTGCCTGCAGTCATAAACGCCAATTGGTTGGCATTTAACAAACTGCTGAAATTATCCAGTGTCGCGCCCATACCTGCGGACTTCATTGTCGCCAACTGTTGCGGCAGCCATCGAGCCATGTCTTTCAGTTCAAAACCGCCATCTGCGCCCGATTGCATTGCGCGGTCGAGCAATGCAGGAATATCGGCTTCTTTGAACCCTGACTGTTTCGCTTTAGTCACAATATTGGCAATATCATCGGCATCCGCATTGGCGGCCAGTGCTGTTTTCATTACGGTTGGCAACATCTGTTTTACGGCAGCATCACTCAATGACCCGCTGGCCACCATGGTATTCATCGCCTGCAAGGCTGCTTCCTTAGATGTTCCGCCAAGATAAGCGGCATCATTGACCGTTTTATTAATTTCTGCCATGCCTGCGCGTTTTTCCGCCAAAGTCTTGCCCGCATACATGGTATTGGTCGCGTGACGCAGCTCCGTGTCATAGTCCATTGTCCGGCTGACCGGCTGAGCCAATACATAAGCCCCTGCCGCCGCACCGGCGGCAACCGAAGCCGCGCCGCGCGCCAAACTTTTACCGCCTTGGATCATTCGGTTGAAACGGCTGCCGCTGTTCATTTCGGCATTTAACTCACGAATACGGCTGCGCGTCTGTTGGGCGGCTCGCGCCAGTTCATTGTGCGAAGCACGGCCGCTTTTGGCCATTGCGTTGTAGGCTGCTTGAGTACGTTGGATTTCACGGCGGATTTCACGCTCTGTGCGGATGCCCAAACGGGCGGCAGCTGCATGCATCAGCTGTTGTTGCCTGCCGGAAGATGATGCCGCACGGCTTTGAATCTGCATCGTACGGTTGGCCTCGGTTGCCAAGCGGCGCAGGCCGACACTGGCCTCATCTCGGAACTTGGCAACTAATTCGACTGTATTACGGCTCATTTTTTCTTCCGTTTACTGATAAAAGTTTGAGTATGTCCGCCAGATGCAGATGGAACTGAGGTTTTGGCCGATGGGGCAAACCATGGCAGCACCACGGGAGCGGCACGGCCTCGGTCAATTAGATCAGCCTGCTTCAGCCAGCCATCAAGCTCCGGCTGAGTCATCTTGCCGATATCGTCGGCAGAGATACCGTAGCTCCCCAGCTTTAAGACTGCGTATCGGTAGCGGTCGGCACGGGCTGAACGGACAGACGCTTTTTTGCCAGCAGCTCTTGGGCGAAATAAAGCGCGTCAAAATCGGTTGCGACCAATTCATCGACCAAGAATTCGGGCGTTAAGGCATCAGGTTGAATCGTACCGATATGGTCGAGAGAGGCTGAATAGGCTGCCAACATACGCGCCTGACCATCCAGCGTTGGGTCAATAGCCATATCTTCGCGCACGGTCAGCAGATGCATGGAAAAATCACGATGGACAGCGCCGTCAACAGAGATACCGTACTTCAGACGGCCTGAAACGGTTTTCAGGTCAGAAGAAACAACCAGCCCATACTCTTTTGCGGCATGTTCGAGTTCTTTGGAAATTGAAGACATAATAAAAGCCTCTAAACGGTTAATCGGATAAAAATCCAATTATCGTTTAAAGGCTATTTAAACCGTCTTTAACAGGTGTCAGTTTCGGATGGTTTACTCAATCACTTTACGGGTTGCAAAGCCGGTCACATCAATGACCAATTCGTTGTCAACCGTATAGCTTTCACCTGCCTCTTTAGCGCAGAAGCCCAAGTAAGAGGTTGGACGTGCGCCATTGATATCAGGAACCAGCGAGATTTTTGCGTCTTCGATTTTATCCCAATCGATAACCGTACCGTCTGTCGGCACAACGGCGGTAAAAGAAATATCATACTGGCCGACACCGCGCGTAAAGCCTTTGACGCGACGTGTGCGGTTCATGGTTTTAACTTCTTTTTTGCCTGTGATGTTTTTCACATCAATCTTGGTGACCTCCACCTCGGTCGCACCGACATACAGCGTTACGCTGCCTACATATTCTGTACTCATGTTCTTTCCTTTTTACAGATACAGGTCGATAACCATGCCTACTTGGTGCAGGCCGTTAACCACATCGGATGGCACACGGCAGTTGAGCATGCCGGTGTTTTGTGCATCGCGTTCCACAATCAGTTTGGCCAAATTGTTTTCAACGTCTTCGACAATTTCCAATTCTTCGCATTTCATCAACACGTCAATCAACTCGGAGCGGACACGGTCAATGGTTCGCCCGGTCATTTTGTCGCGCGGGAAACGCAACGCGATACGGTCGGCACACGCGCCTGATACATAAATCAATGTGCGTACGGTAGTCATATCGAGCAGGCTTTCGTCTGCCGTGCCGTTAGCGGTTTTGGTATAAGTCGAAATAGCGCGGACGATTTGGGCGGATGTTCCGTCCGGGCTGGTTTCAATAGGGGTAACGCCGTTGTAGAGCGCGTTTTCCTGTTCGGTACGCATCGTCTTGTCCGCACTGTCGCACACACCGATGCCGTTGAGCTTCAGGGTATTGAGCGGACGAGCCGGGTCTTCCTCGCTGGCCACAACGGCCGCAAACGCGGCTGCCAGCTCACATGGCAGGCTAGGCGTTTTACGATACCAGGCCGAATACAGATAACCGCTGTTCAGACGGCCTGCCTGTGTCGTTGTCTGCGCCAATGCTCCGGTTTGACCGTAAATACCCAATGCCCAGCGTTTTTCTTCGGGTGCGCCGACAGTGTCCAAATGTGCGCGCAACTTCAAGAGGTTCGCCTCATCGGTACAGCCTACCGCAATTAAATGATGGCCTTCGGCAACCACTGCATTCAATGCGGGGCCGATATCGGCATCGGCATCACCGCCGCTCATGGGCCTGACCGCAACGGTAATCCCTTCGGCGGTATTGCTGGCACGGATACGGATATGGTTGCCGTGCGTGCCTTTATTTTTAGCCGTCAGCGTTACCAAGCCTTCAGAGGCTGTCGCCGTTACCGGCAATGATGTTTCGGCATCAATGGCGGCTTTGACGGCAGAGGCTACGGTTGCGGCGGTTGCATTGGCGGCGACACCGACGGTCAGCGTATCGGCATTGCCGATGTTGACGCGTAAAACGCCTTGCGTATCGGCAGTGCCCGTAATCGTGATATTGCCGGTCGCCGCAACGCCTGCTTCATTGTCGGCAACGGTAATCAGGCTCAAATCTGCATATGCGTAAGCCTTGATAGCGGCCAATGCCATCAAATGCGCCTGAGAGCCGGCACCATACGCAGCTGCGACATCGGCCGCAGAATAGATATTTGCCAGCGCAGTCAGCTTGCCCGCCTTGGGATTGCTGTGTTGCGCAATCAGCAGTACACGTTGCTTGTTGGTTGGCAGGTTGCGTACAGCAAGCTTGGTGTTCCATTCGACGTAAACGCCCGGCTTACGCGTACTGGTCTGAATTTTGTCGAAACTGACGTTTGCGGAAGTCATGATTTGTTGCCTTTCGGGTTGTCCTCAACAATAACCAAGTCGCCGTAGTGAATACAGCGCAGGTAATACGCGGCATTCGGCACTTCGACCGCTTCTTGGTCGGTAATATATTCATGTGGCTTTCCTGCCATAGGTACTTGCAGACCTGTGGCGGCACGAACTTTAATGGTTTCAGTCATGTTTTACCTCGGTTTTAACGATGGCCGCCATATCGGCGGGTTGGTTTGGTTTTTTGGGCGGGATACGCAGCTCAAGGTTTGCGCCTTTCAAGTCAGGATGTTCTGGATAGGTACAGCCATGGTATTCGGATACGTCGGCATATATTTGCGCCTGTTGAGCATCTGAAACCGTAGGCCGTGGCCAATCGCCGTCTCGCAGTGCGTCTTCGAACCAATGCGTTTCAAAATCCAGCGCAAATACGCTGATTGCGTCCAACTCCATTTGTTTAGAAAACAGGCTTTTTGCTTTGCCCGGCTTTAGACGGCCTATACACAAACCCATAGTCTGATTGATCAGCAACAGGCGCACGGCCTGCATCAGCCGGTAAGTGCCGACATCGTTTCGGTGTAAACCGCCGAAGCGGCTGTCCGCCTCGCTGCCGCTGGCACGGTCGCCGACCAAGACAGTAAAGTGACCAGTGACTTGGTAGCGTGTTCGGCGCGTATCATGGGGCTCGCTGTCGGTAATGCCGGCAAACATGACCCAAACGGCGGGGAACTGGTTGACCACTTGAGCCAAGCCTTCGCCGTCAAATTCGCCACCGTATGTATGCACACCGCTGACCATTTGGCCAAGGCCGTCTGAAAGACGCTGTTTGATGGCTTGTTCAATAGACGCTATCACGGCCGAACACCTTTTCCTTGGCGGCAAACATTACCGCATCACCTTGCACGGTCGGCTTGGGGTCGGCATTTTCAGCCACACCCAAACCAGCCTTGCCTGATGCCACCAATTTGAGATACGCAATCGCCGCCTCATATCGGTGCACCATATCTTCCGTCAGTTGGCGCTTGCCCGTTGCCAAACGGTAAACGGCAATGTCGCAGCAATAAAGGCTCAACAGGCGCACAGGGGCAGGCAACGGCAATTCATAGCGCGATGCCAGATAGCCGTCGATTTCGGCGGAGGCATCATCCAAACCTTGTTGCGCAATTTCGGCATTCACGCTTCCCAAGCGCGTCAGGTCGGTCAGACCTGCAATCGTCGGCTCGGTATAACGCGCCACCAAATCGGCAACCGTTGCGTAAGCCATTAATCCTGCTCCACAGGCAAGGCTTCACAAACAACAGCCATCGGTTCGGCCAGCAGGCGCTCCCACGCTTCGGGCTCGAAATCGGCACGTTTCACAAAGGTAAAATGCGGTTGAACGTGATACCCGCTGCGCCAAAACGCATGGCCATGTTTGGATTTGATGGCAACCACTTCGGCATCTGCCGCCGCTTCACCGCCTGCCTGATAGCGTTCTTGTGCTGCTACTGCTTCAACGGCAGGGCTTGCGGCCTGTTCCAATTGAGCTTCCAATTCGGCGATACGCACACGCGCCGCTTCAAGCTCGGCGTTCAATTTTTCGACTTCAGCCTCAAGAAACGCCTGCAACTTAACGTCTTCGGGGTTTACATCCACAGTTGCGCCAACCGTTTGCTCGGTTTTTTCATCTTCGTTTTTTACTTTTGCCATTTCTTATCCTTTCGGCGGGCAGAGCCCGCCTATCTAAAGGGTTACAGCAACCAAGGAGATACGATTACCTTGCATTTGCCTTTGTTCGGGTTGTACGCACCACTATCCAGGCGGTCGCCTTCCACTAATTTTTTGGCGGCGTTTTCCAAAGAAGGAGGAACCAGCAGCACATTCGGGCGGATACCCAGCGGTCGGCCGCCGTCGCCTTTCAGGCTGACCATTGCGTTGTAAGCCTTTTCAAAACCTTCGGCATCCAGGGTTTCTTGCGACTTAGCCGCCATTTGCCAGAAGCCCAAACCAACATTACAACGGCCGTCCACGCCGTAGCGGTATTCGTTGCGCATAAATACGCCTTCGTCGGTAGCGGCGGTCATGGCAGTGAACTGCTTAGGCTTGCGTTCCTGATAAATCAGAGGTTTCAGGGCGCGTGATGTATCCAGCAAATACCAAGCGGCTTCGGTACCGGTGAAAATATTGGATACAGTGGTGGATTGGCCGGTGCCATCGACTTTTTCATATACCGGGTGGTCGTTGTCGAAGAAGTTCTGACCGTCATAACACAACGTAGCATGCGCGTTTTTCAGCAGAGCAAATACCAATTCGTCAGGATGAACGGCGGAAGCACGGCCCATTTCGGTCATCATCGGCGCGTAAATGCCGACGTTGTCGTCTTCGATGTCGTTGCGGTTGACCTTGACCGAACTTTCAAAATGCTTGTTGGTGATGGCATAGCCGTGTGCCTTCATATCTTGGAATACGCGGTCGCCCACCCATTCGCGGAAGGCAGGCCATTGACCGAGCCAGCCGTAAGTATTGGAAGCAGTAGAGGACGGAATAACAGTGGCGATTTCCTTGTATTGGCTGTCCGCCATTTTCAGGCCGTCTTGGAAGTTTTTCTTAAAGCCGGTAAACAGCGCTTTCAGTGTATCTGGAGTGATAATCATGCTTTAATCCTTGTTTAAAGCCTTATTTGGCTTTTTGATAATCTTCGGCTGAAATGCCCAATTGCTTGGCCACTTCGATTTCTTCCGGAGTCAACGCAGGCTCACCGCCTTCAGCGCCTTTGCCACCGGTTTGCGTTTTACTCAACGCGGCCAATTTCAAACTGCCTTCCATCAGATTCTTAAATGCCTCTGGGTCTTTGGCAGCCAGTTGTCGTGCCGATGCTTCTTGATGCGGCAGCAGGCGGCCATCTGAAAGAGCGGCACGGATCAGGCCGTCTGAAGTACCGCCCACTTCCATTGCAATCACTTTCTTGCTCAACGCAGCCACTTGGGCTTTCAGTTCGGCAACTTCGCCGTCGTCGGCATTACCGCCTTGAGGATTGTCTTCGGGCTTGCCGGCATCGCCTTTACCGCCTTCGCCGCCTTGCGGTTCGTCTTTGTGTTCAGCCAGTGCTTCGGTCAGCGTTTTACCGCCCAGCTTTTCTTGTGCTTCGGCCAAAGCCGCTTCAATGGCTTTATCGTCGGCATCTGCCGCCAAGCCCAAGAGCTTGATTAAAGCTTCCTTGTTCATACTTGTTTCCTGTTTGGGGTTAATAGAGTTTTGGCGGCTCAATGCAGCCAGAGCCATGCCGTCCAGCGCAGGCGAATTGGTCAACGCCACACTGTGCAGCCCGCGCACATTGCCCAATGTGTCGTATTCGAGTACCGGCGACAGATAGCGGTATTCGCCGCTGTCTATCATGTCTTTTGCGCGTTGTGTCCATTTCACTTCGCCCATCAGACCTCGATCGTCATCCCACACATATTTGCTGATCCAACCGGCAGCAGGATTTTGCTGTCCGGTTTCCGCAGCTTTCAGTGTGGCGTGTTCGTAGTCCACAACAAGGTCTGTTTGTCCGGCATCAAAGGCGGCAATGATTTGCTGCGCCAAAGAGGCAGTCATCGTCCAGTGCGCCACGCCTGTATCGGTGCGCCCGTCGACTGGTGCAAATTGACCTTTGGGTACGATTTTGATAAGGCCGTCCGTATTTCCGACTTTGGCGGCAGATAAGGCGGCAAGAAAGGTTTTTGTATCCATTGCCGAATCATGAGCCATCAAGCCGGCACAAGAGGCTGAATCACTGTCAGTAAGGAACGAAAATGAGAAATATCGGAGAATGAAAAAGAGAGTATGTTTAAAACCGTTTCAGAAGCCTTTTAAGCCCCTCACAGATTGATTTAAACGTTTCGGGAAAGGGTAGATAAGGGGAAGATATATAAAAGCCGTCTGTGTGCAATTTCAGACGGCTTTTGTTTTAATTACCGAGAGCGGCATCCAAGTAATCATTTACCGCATCGACTAAAGCCTGTTCGTCGTCAGGTTGAAGAACCATAAACGGACGTGCAGGAATCTTACTGCCGGGGTGATTGACGCGTTTGGCAAACCGTCCGCCGAATTTTAAGGCTTTGCCGTTTTTCGGCAATATCGTATGCGGTGCAGTTTGTCCGCCGAAGTTATGAATGGCCGCATATTCAACATTGGTACCAACCACGGCTTCCGTGGCCGTACTATTCTGCGTAATCGAATTGCGCAAACGCCCACTGGCCTGCAACAGCCCCGATCCTTCTCGCGCGGACGGATACTTGCGCGGAGCCCACGCGGGGCGGCCGCCTGCCTCGAAGTTGTCCAGCACAGCGTTGCGCATGATGCGGGCAAGCTGCGTCATCAATGGCTGGGTATTGCTTGTACGTTGCGCAATGGCGTTTAAGCTGTTTTGCAACGTGTCTGTGTTGATTTTTATCTCAATCATCAGTATATTATCCTG